GCACCGCCGGTGAACGCGTTGTTCAGAACGGCAGCAGCTTTGACCTGCTTGGTGTGAGCCATCGAGCGGGCGAGGGCACGGGTGTAACGGCTGCCGAGGCGGTCGTACAAGTTGTCCTCGATGGCTTCCTCGGTCAGAGAGAAAGCCAGCGCGATGGTTTCGTGGTTGTAACGAGCGGTGTATGCTTCGTTCGCTTCATCAAAATTGATGGCCGAACCTTCCGACTTGGTCGGTGCCGCGCCGAAGCCCGACAGCATAACCTCTTCCTCGAATGCACGATCCGAGGACTCGGTGGTGTAGAGTTCAGCATGCTGGTTTTCGTACCGAGCATACTCCATGCCGAAGAGGGCGTTAAGACCCGGCTCCAGCTCTTTCGCAAGTTGTGCGCGAGAGATAGCCATATTTCAGCCCTCCTTAAACGCCGGTCGTCGAAACAGTGCCACCAGCAATTGCACCATTCGGCGAATTGAAGTGGTTGTTCAGGCGAACGATGACGGGAATACCAGCAACGGTGAAGTCGGCGTTCTCGGGATCCTCTTGGATACCCATGATACGCAGGTTCAGCGTGTTGGTGGTAGCGATGGTGTTCAAGTCGAGCGTGGCCGACGAAATGCCGGTAGCTGCGACGCCGGAGGTTGCCAACGCAAAATTTGCGTTTGCGAACACAGCGGCGCGAACTTCAGCCTCGGTGTCTGCCGCAGCAACCACGTTCGAGGTTGCAATCACGAACATCTGTGCAGGGTCGTCGTAGACGAATGCCTTCACAGGATGGTTCGTGTCTGCACCCGAACCGGGCCAGTAGTTCGAGAACACTTTTTTACCGGTGGTCGAAGAGACGTACTCGCAGCCCCAGAACACGCCGAGCAAACCCACAGTGCCGCCCTCAGCCGAACCGACAATGTCGATAAAACCGGTCGAGAGGGGCTTAACGGGCGAGCCCTGATAGATCGCGTTCGTGTTGCCTGCTGCAATACGATACTCAGATGCACCGGTGCTGTTGGCATTCTGACCCATCTTAGCGATGGGGCGAAGGCCGAATGCGCCATTGGTATTGGCCATTTTCAGCTCCTTTAGCTTTCAGTTAGTCGGTAGACCCACGTCCACCGAATGAGACACGACTTTGCCGACTCTGATGAATCGGCATAGAAGGATGCGATTCCTTCATGAGGTCCTGATCGACAGCCTGCATCTGTTCGCGGGTCCGGTTCCCGTAATACGCGGATCTTTCACGAGCAGTTTCGATAGGGATGCGGCACAGCATCAAGCCACCTTGTCCGATCACACCAGCATACTTTCCCTCGTCAATGACGGGGGCGTGATAATCTGGATACTCATCGGCGCGGACAGGTTCCCATCCTTCACGCAGCTTGGAGAACACGTTAGTCTTGTCCTCTTCGCCGCGCATAGCGACTCGGATCCAGCGATGCACATAGCCTTCAGGTGCTTGCGGGGAGTCTAGGCGACTGGGCGGTGCCCAAGGTTTGCGGCGCGCGGTTGCTTCACGCGTTTCAGTAGACCGGGGTGTGCGAGTGTTATCAGCCATCAGATCAATCCTTTACGTACTTTGCGTATTCCTCGAGAGGAACGTTCAGCTTTTTCGCAATGGCGATCTGCGACGGTGATAGCTTCACGGTCCTGCGCCCCTGTTTTGTGCTGCGGGATGCTGAAGAGCCAGCGGGTGCGACCTGACTTTTCCCCGAAGGTTTCGACGTCTGGAACTTGTGCGGAAACTCCGAACGCATCCGACGGTCGATCTCACTATAGTATTCATCGGTCTGCGGGTCAAAACCTTCTTCTTCGACCAGCTTACGGTGAACACCAAATGCGGCGTAAGTCATGACCTCGTCCTGACCAAACCAATCATTCCTCTCCGCCCAGCCTTGAGCCTTGGGATCAACCTGCGGCTGCTGTGGAGCAGGCTGTTGCTGTGGTGCAACATACTGTTGCTGAGGCGCCACAGTCGTCTGCACCCGCTCGTTAGCGCGGCTCTTGGCCAAGTCGTACCGCTGTTTGTCCGTAGTAGCACGGGCTAGCGCTTCTTGGGCCTCGATCATTTTGTCCGTGTCACCGGAGTCATAGGCGTCCTTGTAGGCACGGCGAGCCGCCCCAATCTGAGCCTCGATTCGGGCGCCGTACTCGTTGAGGTAACCGCTATCAAGCTGCTTAAGCCGACCCTCGAGCTGCTGCTTTTCTTGCAACAACTGCTGAGCAAAGCGAACAGCCTCTTGGCGATCGCGCTCCTCTTTGCGGTACTTCTCCGTTAGACGAGAGATGCGCTTCTGAACACCCTTGCTGTAGTTTTCAAGCTCGCCCTCAGCATCCTCTTCGGATCCCGAAACTGCGGCTTTTTCTTCTACGGGTTCTTCGGTTTCATCGCCCTCTTGTTCGATGATGATCTCTTCCTCGAGATCGTCCTGTTGATCAGACATGAGCCTTCTCCTTAAACGCTTTTGATATCAGTGGGTTCAAGTACAGTGGCGATCACTTCGTCATCGTTGATGACCCGGATCTCACCTCCGTCGATCTTGAACCTCGAACCCGCATAGCGGCCAATGCAGACCCAATCACCCTGCTTGCACCACGGCTCGCAGTCAGGCCCAAACTTGTTGGGATCCTTGTAGGCAAGAGGACCCACGCGCAGCACATAGGCTACGACCGTGGCCACCGTTTCCCGGTCCCGAACCTCATCCGGGATGTACAGGCCGCCCCTCGTCTGCTGCGCAGTCTGATAAGGCATGACCAGAACACGCCAGCCCGTAGGTTGGGGCAGGCGTTCCAGAAGCGGTTTTTCTAGGAGGGAGGGGTCGAGTACGCGACTGGTTTCGTCAACGTACGCTTTGTCGAGAGAAGGGTCCGCGCTGTCGTCGTCCGCGGCCTTAGCCTTGGCCGCCTTCTCAGCGTTTATTTTCTGCGCGACGTGATCGGGAAGATAAAGTTTCTTCGTCATATTCGTCGTTGTTCTCCAGCAGGGCTCTCACTTCGTCGGATGCGTAGGAGAGGCCCCGTAGCTCCCCAACCAACTTCTTGTACTCCTCCCAGTTAGGGAGGCCGTCAGATGCGAGGACTTCTTTGATGTCGTCCTCGCGTTGACGTAGTACCCGATATAAGTGTTGCGCAAAAGAGACTACATCCATCATAGGATCTCGTTGTAGTCGTCTTCTATGTCACTTGTGATCGGGCCACCTGTAGCCCATTTATCACATGTGTGATCGGAAGAACACACAAATTTCAAGAGTTGGCAGTATCCCAGATTGCCCGACTCGTCACCGATGCACTCAAGGACGTCTTCGGTCTGGTTGTATGCGGCGCAATTGCCACACACATCCGACAGTCGAAATGCGCCGCTGTCGGCGGGATCGCGGTAGCCCGCAAGCTCAACGGCCTTTTCTTTGTTCCGAGCATTTAACTCAGGGTCTTTGGTGGGTAGCGGACAGTTGCGGCCGTCATCGTCATTCGACATGACATCGACCGGGGTCATCTCCCCGAACACAATTGTGATGGCGGGCATCAGAAAACTCCTCGAAATGCTTGCGGACGCGCAATGGGACTGAATGACTTGATCATGCCGCCCTCAGCCTTGCGCTGCTTGCCGGCACGTTCCAGAGCAATGGCGATAGCCTGTTTCTGTGGATAGCCCTCATCCCGCAACTGCGAGATGTTGGACGATACCGTCTTCTGTGAAGAACCCTTCTTAAGAGGCATCACTGGCTCCCCATGTTGCGCGTCATCGCCATCGCCATCTGTGCAGCGATGCGCTCGCGATTGACAGTGTTGCGGTCGTCGGCGATCTCTTCCTGCATCTCAAGACGCGCTGCTTCACCGGCGGCTTTTTGCTGTAGCTTGGCTTGATCGAGCATCAACTTAGCCTGATCGATCTGTCCGTCCTGCATCAGCTTTTGCTGGTCGAGCTGCAGTTCCGTCTGACGAATCTGCACTAGCGGATCGGCCATTGGATCCGGCTGCGGGGGAATAAGCTCAGGAATCAGGCGCTCAAGGATTTGTTGCTGCAAGAGTGCAGCATAATCGGCGGCATGCTTGGGATCCTGC